GCCCCAGCCGAAGTGCTCCCTGCCGCCCGACGCGAGGGCGATGGTGAGTGATGTGTCCGGCAGCCTCTGCACCAGCAAGAGGACGAGAGACGGAGAAGGACCCCGACCTGCGATCACCTCTCGGAGGTCAACTCCGTAGTAGTGCAGCAGGTCGGGGTAGAGCCCTTCGCCGTAGTCGTCTACGAGCCGGGCGAGGCTCAGGCTTCCCCCGCCTGAGTCCCCTCGCCGTAGGTCTCGAAGATCTGGGCCAGCACAGCGAGGTCGTCCCCGATGGCAGCGAGCAGCTTGTCGGCAGCCTTGTCGGACTCGGCGACCAGGCGGATGGCGTCAGCCAGCACTGCCTCCTGGTCGACGTCCTCTCCGTCGAGCTTGCTCTGGATGTTGATGAGCTCGTTCCGCTTGGCCTTCGGCAGACGGAGCGGGTTGAGCAGTCGGCAGACGTCGTCGCCGAACGCGATGTCGGTGGAACCGTACTTGGCCTCAGCGGCAGAACGGATGTCATCGAGAGAGAAGCTGGCCATGGGGTTGCGGACCTCCAGTGTTGGTGGGACTTGCGGGAAGGGGATGCGGACCTGTGGTTGTGGGCTCACGGTGGAGCCCCCGGTGTGCAAGCGGGTCCGCACTCACTTGCACACCGGGGTGGATCAGATGGACTGAGATCAGCCAGCGTCCGGCACAGCGCCGAGCGGGGTGACCGAGTAGGTCCAGGCGTTGGTCTGGTAGGCCATCGGCTTCACGCCGAGCGGCAGACCGGCCAGGGTCTCGGTGTCCGCGAGGGCGAGGTCGTCCGCACGGTAGATCTCCGCCTTCGGCGCGTAGAACGCGAAGACGTTGTCGCCGTCGAGGAAGATCGCGAGGAACGCGGCCACGGTCGGCTCGGGGTTGGTCGGGACACCGACGCTGCCGTCCGGCAGGATCGGAGCGTTCGCACCGTAGTAGAGCTTCAGGCCAGCCTCATCGAACTGCTGGAGGGTGAAGGTCATCGTCTCGGTGCGGGCCGCGTACTTGGTACGCAGGCTCTTGTTCTGGAGGGTGCCGATGACGGTCGCGTCACCACCGTCAGAGGTGATGCCGAAGATGTCCTCCAGCGAGGTGTGGCCGACGTTGGTCCACGGGGCGTTCGGGGCCAGAAGGTCGGTCGGGATGTCGGTACCGACTGCGGCAGTCAGGTAGTTACCACTACCGATGACGAGAGTGGCGTCGTCGTTCAGAGGCACTGTGTGTACTCCTTGCTCAGGGGGTCAGGTTGGGGTAGGGCCGGGTGCGTGGCTTGCGGATGCTGATCTGGTAGATCGACTCGTAGCGCCACACACCCGTAGGCAGGTCGGCGTACTGGACAGGCCCTGCGGCTGTTGCCCAGTCAGTGACTCGCCGTGGTGCGGACGTGAGCTCGACCTTGGTCATGTGGCCACGTCCGGGAACGACCTTCTGGCTGAGCCAGGCGTCGCGAAGGACGACGCGGACGGCCTCGGAGAGGATCGCCGCGTCCTCGTCACCGTCAGGGTCGGGGCAGAAGCAGTGGACTACTACCTGCGCCGAGTCGGTGAAGCGTGTGTCGCCGCCCCACTCCCCGAAGGTTGCGGTGCGACGAGCGAGTACGAGGGGGAAGGTCTGGTTCGCTTCGATCAGGGACTTGACCTGGATGCCAGGCAGTCCGTCTCGAAGGACAGCGAGGAGCACGTCCTCGACCGGACTCATCTCCGCCATCGCCTTGATGTCAGCGGGAAGTCCGGCCATCAGAGATGCACCTTGCCCTTCCGCTTCTTCGGAAGGTTCGATGCAGTGGCAAGGATGAACAGGCCATCCATGTCACCCCAGGAGATGGTCTCCATCTCACCGGTCTTCTTGTTGCGAACTTCCTTCTGGCCAGCCGCGCGTCCGTACTCGATGGACATCGCGTGCTTCTGGCCCGCGTCGTCGTTCAGTACCACGTAGCGGTCGGTCTTGCCGCGCGCGACGTCGATCGAGGCGTCACCGTCCATGCGGTGATCGGCAAGCAGAGCCTCGGCTCGGACCGCGATCTCGAAGGTGCGGTTGTCGAGCTCATGGACGACACCGTCGTTCAGAGCGATGAAGTCTTCGATGGACTTGCGTCCAACTTGGTAGTTGATCTTGGCCACGTCACGTCCTCTCTCGGATGTCGATCGACCAGTGCCGGGACTTCCGAGGGCCGTGGTGGTAGGCAGGCGGCGTGACGATGTCCCACTGCTTGCCCGCGTACTCGACTCGGGACCAGAGGGTGACGCCTTCCAGGTCGGCGGCGACAACCATCCGGACCACGTTGATCTGTTGCTGGCCAGGCACTTCGGCCTTGCCGGATCGCTGCGGGATGAAGGCCGCTCGAACCTCGTAGGGTCCGTCTGCGTCAGCCGTCATGAGCTTGTTGCCACGCCGGTCCTCGACCAGCTTGGTCTTCCAGATGCGGGCCTTCTGGCCACGCCTTCGCTGGACGCTCACCAGGGACTCACCTCATCCCCGTACATGGGGAAGGGGTCACCGTCGTAGTCGACAGGGACCAGGCCATCGGTCGTGAGCAGAGCCTCATCGCCACCGCGAGGCGGAAGCGAGTGGATGCCGTTGCGACGCGGGCGGATCTTGCTGTTCCATGCGGAGATCGGGACGCTCATCAGGCCGGGCTTCTTGCCAGCCAGGGAGATCAGGAGCTTCTGCTCCTCGTCCGTGAAGTAGACGGTGCCCGCGTTCTCGCCTTGCCTGTCGTTCCAGGCCAGGGTCTCGTCGCCAGCACGCGACTGGGTGTAGCCGTCCGGGTTCTTCATGTACCGCGTAGCGGCCTTCAGGACCAGGGTCCGAACCAGGCGGGGCGCTGAAGTCTCAGCCCACTCTCTGCCGTAGTAGGCAGCGAGGTCTGAGGCGTCTTCCAGCGCCCCGCCCGCGATCCGCTCCTCGTCCTCGTCAAGCTCCCAGTCGAGGCGAGCCTTCAGGTCTTCCATCGTGGCGTAGGCCATCGGTCACTCCTTCGCGAGGACGAACGGAGGGGGCCAGCTCGCAGTGAGCCAGCCCCCTCCGTCAGCGGGATCAGGCAGCCGGGTCGGCCACGATCGGACGCTCGGTCAGACCGGTGATGGTCTGGAGCTCCGAGCCGACAGCCGGGTAGGACGAGGTGCCACCGAGCGTGAGCTTGATGCCACGCACGAAGTGCTCACCCGCCGAGACGACCTCGGTGCGGTTGGCCTCGTCCCAGCCGACCAGGACGTCGGTCACCGCGCGGAAGCCCGCGTAGGTGTTGACGACCGAACGGTCCTGCATGTACGTCGGGTCGTAGTCGCGGACCCAGCGGAGCGCGATGCCCTCGAAGGAGGTCGTCGCACCGTAGGGCACGGACTGCGGGACGCTCGGGGCACCCGACAGGAAGACGAACGCGGAGCCAGCGAAGGCGAACGCGGCGTCGGACGGGATGGTCTGGTCGACCACGATCTTGAAGCCGAAGCGGTTCGTGATCGTCGCGCTCTGGAGCGCGGACTCAGCCTCGGCGTCGCCGACGTTCTGGGCCAGGGTCAGCTTCTCGTCCGAGAGCAGGGCGCTCTCGAAGTCCGAGCCGACGAGCAGGTAACGCTGGTCGCCGGGGACGTTGAGCTTGTTGAGGACTCGACGCGCCTCGATGATCGCGCCACGCAGGTTGGCCTCAGCGCCACCGATGGTGACGGAGTAGTTCTGGCCGAGCAGCGTGGAGACGGCGCGACGGGAGAGACCGCGAGCGACGGCCTTGACCTGCGGACGGAGGAGCTGGCCCCAGTCGTTCAGGTCGAAGTCGTTCTGCTCGTCGGTCACCTTGACGGCGGAGTACACGTTGCCACCGAAGGTGACAGCGATCTTCCGCTCCTTGTACTCATCGAAGACGATGGGCGCGGAGCGGTCGTTGCGGAAGGCGTAGTCGTGGAACGGCAGGACGCCCTCGACCTTGACGGAGACGGTGTCGTTGTCCGCGCCCTTGAACTGGTCGATGCTCTCCTTCTGGAACAGGTTCGGGATGACGAGCTCCTGCTCCAGCATCCCGACCGCAGTCGCGGCGAGCTTCTCGGGCTTGACGATCTGGTGTTCAGCCACTGTGTGGTCCTCCAGGTGTGAAGAAGCCCCCGGTCAGTGCGACCGGAGGCTGGGGGTGGGTGTGGATGGTGAGGTGCGTCAGCGACGTCGTGTACGGCGCGCGAGCTTGCGCGGGTCCATCTCGTCGTCGTCGTCATCGGATGGCGTCAGACCGCCACCCAGCGACTCGGGCGCAGCGGGGACGGCGTACTTGGAGAGGGTCTTCGCGACCAGCTCCAGCGCCTCCTCGGTGTCGCCCTTCAGGAGAGGCACAAGCTCCTCGGGGAGCTCGTACTTGCGTGCGACCTTGGTCACCACGACTTCGTGTTCCAGCTCAGCGATCCGCTTGGAGAGCTCGGTCCGGGCGGACTCGAACTCCTCGGGCGTCTTGGCGTTCTGGAGGGTGGCCTCGGCTTCCCGCAGCTTGGTGCGGTAGTTCGCGGCCTCACCGCGCACCTTGGTCAGCTCCTTGCGTGCCCACTCGGGCAGCTCGTCCTCGGGCTTGGTCTCCGGGGTCTCGCCCTCAGCGGGCTTCTCCTCGGTGCTCGGGGTCGACGGCGAACCAGGAGTGGTGCCCTCAGCGGGCTTCTCCTCGGTCGCGGGGGTGGAGCCGGGGGTGACGGTCTCGGTCGGGGTGCTCATGGGTGTTACGCCTCCTGGACGCTCGTTGTGGATCGCCGCGCCTCCTGGGCAGCGGCTCGTTGTTCCGTGCGGATGAAGCGCCGCCAGGCGGAGACAGCGGCATCGCCACTGAGTCCCTTGGTCACCTGGGGCCACAGCTCCTCGTAACGCCGGTTCGTGGCGTAGGTCGGGGAGTTGCGGTACTGCTCACGGGAGAACACGGGCTCCGCGTAGCAGTGGCAGTTGTCGTGGTACTTGTCACCGTCGCCGTAGGTGGCGCTGCTCTCTGAGCGGTAGACAGGTCCACGCGAGATCAACATCGCGCACCACCCGCAAGGGGTACCGGTACGCGAGAGTCGGATGTAGCCGATGGCTCGCTTGTCCTTCTGAGCGTGGTTCCAGACCGTCGAGCGCCCGCCGTTCATGGGGATGCGCTCCGCAGCCGCAGCCTGTCGAGCACCAGCTTCGGCATGGGCCTGAGCGCGGAGCCTGTCCACGTCCTTGGCCGGTGCCTCGGGGTCGATGTTGCGGAGCTTCTTGTCGAGGTTGTTGGCACCGAGCTGCTGAAGCATCTCCTTCAGCTCAGCCTCTGCCTCGCGCTCGATCCGTTCCTCGTCCTCCTTCAGCCGCGCCAGCTCCTCGACCAAGATGCGGTCAGCCGCTGCGTCCTCGGAACCTTGGTCCGCAGGAGCGTCAGGGCTGCCATCCTTGGGGGGCTGGGCAGGCTGTGAGTCGGAGCTGGTCTCCTTGGTAGGGGCCGACTCTGATCGGCCCTCCTGGGGCTTCTCAGCGTCCCCGGTGAGGGAGGCGAACTCGCGACGTAGGACGTCGAGCGTCACGTAGGTGGGCTCGGGGTGGTACGGATCTGCGACGGTCGTGCCGGTACGCAGTGCGCGTGCCAGCCGGTAGTACGCCCTGGCCAAGTCGCGGCTCATGCGCCGCCTGCCCATCACCATCGTGATGGCCTTCTTCAGCCAGGAGCTGGAGGTCGAGGCCCGCGCGTTGACGGGGACCTCGGCCCACAGCTTCAGAGCTTCCTCGACCGTGCCCACACCGATCTGGGTGAGCGCGACTTGGAAGGCGACGCTTGCCTTCTCGGCCTCGTTGGCGCGAGAGGCAGGCGTCATCCGGTGGCCACCTCCGGTGTCGCCGCAACAGGTACGGGATCAGGGGTGGCACGGGTGATCGACGTCGCGAGCTGACCGATCGGGTCATCGTCCTCGCGCATCGACTCCCAGTCTTCGAGCTCGGTCTGGGTGACACCCGGCACGCGCTTCCAGAGACCACGGGCAGGGATGCCCAACTGCTCCTTCAGCTTGCCGAGAGCGTCAGCGGCCTGAGCCAGCGAACGCTGCTCCATGTCGCGCCAGATGACCTCGCCTGCAAGGTCTTCCGCCGACGTGATGTCGCCGTCCATCTCGCCAGCCAGGCGCATCACGCGCTCCCAGCTCTCACCGAAGGACGCCCGGAACTCTGCGATCTTGCGCGACAGCGCAGTCTCGGCAGCGAGCAGAGCCTCAGCAGAGAGGTTCGCGATCTGACCCAGCAGGTGATGCGGCGGCGTCTGAGACACAGCCGCGAGGTGGCGGATGCTCATGTCGACGGACTCGATGAGACCGCTCAGTGGACCGCCCGGCAGAGAACCG